TCCACAAATGAATAGCTTGTCTGACTCCAAAACATAACCCAACTACCTTTGACCCTTGCTGATACCAAGTCGTCTTTAGTAGTTGGATCAAGTACTTGCGCCTCATCACTTTCAATAGCGTACAAACTTTGATCTTGCTCAACAAATTCTTTAATTTCTTTTTTAGCACGTGCCATTTTATGGCTCCTTTTTGTGTAGTTAAGAATGAAGTGGAGGTATTAACCCCCACTTACATCTTAGAGATTAATTAGGCGATTGCTCCACCCTTGGTGTTAATCACAACACGGGATTCTCCAGTAATCATACCGAAGCCCCAAATTGCGTACCAAGCAAGACCATGCTCACGACCAAAGTCAATGACACCACCGTCACGGAGTTCTACTGGCAATGCAATAGCGTGACCGAAAGCGTTGTCACCAATCATGATGGCGCTGTATGAAGTTGCTGTTGGAGCCTGTGCACCAGTTGTACCTGATACAAGGTCTGCAGGACCGCCGCCTGCAACAACTTGAGTTGTCTCAATGAACACTACGTCGTAGATACGACCAATTTCACCGAGCATGAAGTTGCCTGGGGCAGCATACTTAGTTACTTCAATGAATTCTGGCCAGTCACGAAGCGCACGGCTTTGTGATGGGTGAACGAAGCAAACATAAGTGTCGCCAAGACGTGGGATGTTCTGACCAGCAAGGATTTCAACTGCATCTTTAATAGCTGCAGGTGACAAGTAACCTGGACTGCTGTATGTACCTACGGTACCTGCATCGTATGGTGAAATTGTTGTACGAGCACCCGATTGAACGTTGCGACCAAACACGACGCTTGGTGGAACTGCTGCACCACCAGAGAATGGAACTGCATTCTGGTAGAGAGTGTTGCGAGCTTGAATGTCCATTGACTGTGCCATGTGACGACCAAGCAAGCGGCTTGAAGATGCCATTACGTCATCAAACGATGCGTTGAGGAGAAGTTCAGTTACTGCAAGAGCCTGTCCTTGTTCACCAACCGTGATTTGAATCTGTGATGCTGAAAGAGCCACTGGCTCCATGCGTACACCTTCAGTCAAAGTTGCACCTACAGCCTCGTCTGTTGACAAGTTTGAATAGCGCATGAAGTTAATTGTCAAACCAGGCATTACACCAAGTTCTGTTTTCTTTACTGCGAACTGTTCAAAACGAAGAACCGGCATTGCTTGGAACAAAATTTCTTTTGACCAAATCTGTTGAATTGCTGGTGAGAGTGTTGCATCACTTGAGTAGCCTGTAGTCGTTACTGACGTAAGACCTGCTCCTGTAATTGCTCCACCTTGTGGGCCTGGAATTGCCATAATTTATCTCCTAAATTTCCTATTGAATATGGACCTTAAAAACGACCCTTGTTGGATCGTGAACTTAATAGCCTGTCTCTCATTTTAACATACTGGTCCATTGTCATGTTTCGGATGTCATCCGAGTTCAACGTTTGGTATTCCTGTTGGTTTTCCATTGGTCCAGACACTGGCGAAGTAACCGATACGCCTTTAAGTTGGCGTGGTTGCGTCGCTTGTTGGACACTTTGAAGTATAGCAGCACTACGTTGGCGCAAGATATCTACTGAAGCGTCTACCTCTTCAATGGTGTTACCAGCGACAAGATCAATCAATTCTGGAATGATATTCTCTTGTTCCTCGTGAATCTTGCGCTGACGATAGGTTTCTAATTCGCGCAATTCGCGTTCTTTATCAAGCAATGCTTGCTGCGACTTGCGATCCTCTTCAATTGCCGCAAACCTAGCTTGCCATTCAGCGTCAATGTTCTTAATTTTGGCATTGAACTCATCTTCGGTTTTGGCCAACAATTGCTTAGAGGTAAGTTCTTCAAACTCACGTTGTTTGCGGATTTCTTCCTCAGCACGGGCTTTTTCTTCAGCTTTTTTAATAGCTTCTTCACGGTCTTGAGCAAGTACTTTAAGTTGCTCTTCCATGGCCTTTGCTCGTGCATCGGCTTCTTCAAGACGCTTGTACATCTTGTCTTTTTCCTGTTTACGGATGTTTTCCACATCTGTTTCAGAAAAGATTTTACCCGTTGGGGTAACTTGATTACTTGGGGCTACTTGTTGAGCCGCCTCATTAAACGCATCAACTGCAACTGCAGGGATGGTGATTTCATCTGTTTCTCGCTTTGCCATAATTTTCTCCTATGTTTTGTTTAGCGAATATTTACTGATGTAGTTAACGAATTATTTGTCTTCATCAGGAATACGACGCTGTGCAAACCTTGCGCCATATGCCCGACTAGTCATTTTATTAATTAGATCTTCCTCAATTGGTGGAATACCACCAACACCTGGAAGCGGTCCGCCCGTTCCCGAACTTCCCGCACTAGATACATTAGCACCTCCAGCAGAAGTCGTTTGCATACCAGAGGCATCAGGCAATAGGCCCGTAGCAAGCATCACTGCTTGACCAATCTGTGCACGTACCATATCAAGTGCACCTTGATCAATTGCATCGTCCATAAGTTCATCAAAAATTTCAATCATCTTCTCATTCGGGAACTCTTCACCTAATGAACGAAGCGCACCTTTCTTAGACTCAATACCTAAGGCCATCTTTGCTTGTGCTTCATTAAGTTTGATAAGAGCATCAACAGGAAGGGGTTCTGGCCAATGGATTGTTGTCTTATATGTATTTGGGTCCATTGGATCTAATTGAGTTAGTTGATCTGCTTCCGGCATTGCGGATTGTGATGGGTCGTACATTAAAAGTTCTGGCATAAACACCGCCGCTGTTCTAATGATAATTTCATTAAGTTTCTCTAAACCATTAGTAAAGTGAACTTTCTTCATTTGATAACGGTTCATTAAAGGTTGATACTGAATTGCTAAAGCAACACCAGAAGTGTTAGATACTGGTTGAAATTGTCCCAATGCTGTTTCTGGAACACCAGTAATTTCATGCATTGCTCTCTTTATCATCTGGATGTACTCAAGAGCTCCAGCCATTTCTCCACGAGATTCAAGGTTAAATACTTGTGCATCCTTTGGCAAACCAGCCCAAACTTTCTTTGGACCTCGCTCAAGTTGGCTTGCTTTTGCACCAGTGATAATTGTTACGGGAGCAGCGTGATAGTTAATGATGTCTGAAACTTCAGTCATCTTTTCATTCAACTCACGGTTTAGTTGGATTACATCCCAGATGTCTGATTGACCCCAAGGTGATGAAGTGATTGTGATGTTTGGAATATGAACAATAGGAACTGTTCCAATTGGGTTTGGATATGAATCAATTAGCTCGTCGTTTACATATTGTTGAACTAATTCGTCGGTAAGGATTTCTGTAAAGGTGTAAACCTGACGAGTACCTTCTGGAGATGTACCCCAAAACCGATATTTAAGTTTAAACCGCAGCAAACGTTCACGATCATGTGGGTGATATTCAGGGAAACAGTGCGCTGGGTTAAGAGGCAAAATGCGAACACGTCCAGGGCGCATAACGCCAGCACCATCCGTGTACGGTTCATCATACGCAACTTTTACAAAACAATCTCCAGTAACACTGGCTAGTTGCCCCATCTGCCAAAGCAGATAATGCTTGTTGTTTTGATTATCCCAAATCTCGTGAAGAAGTCGTGGAATGATTGCTTGATTTTGTTCTGGAACTTTAAATTGAATTCCTTTACCAAAACAAAAATTGGTGATGAAGTCCGACATTGTTCGGACATAGTTCATCGTTATGTTGTTGTCGCCCATCTCACGACGGTATGACCAGTGGTGTCCTAGATACCAAGCCCATGCAGCCGAATAGCGATTAAGGCGTGGGCCGTGAACTTCAAACTCTTCGTCGGCAAGTTCAACTAGTCCTAAAGGACTAATAGCAACTGTTAAGTCGCTAGATGCAGCCCTATAAGACGGAGACCAAAAATCAATAGGCATTTAAAACCTCTTTAAAAAAGTAATAAGATATTACTTCTTTTTTGCTGGGGCTTTTTTGGCAACAGGCTTTGCTGGGGCTGCGGCTACGGCTTTAGTAGCCAAGTCAATCAACATGGTTGTGTTTTTGTCACCGATTTTAGTTGAAATAAATGACAAAGCAAGCGCTGCTACTGGAACACAGGCAGCTACTACTTCTGCTGAAACGTCGTATTTTGTGCCGACATATGTCAACAAGCCTAACAAGGCTCCTTTTGCTGTTGCGTCTACATGAGCTGTTTTCATGGTATTACTCCTTTTGTTGGTTTGTTAATTATACAGGTTTACGCGATTTACTGCGCACTTCGTATTCTTGCACAAAGGTGTGATAAGGCGCACCCGTGTATGGGTCAAACTTAGCAGAGATTGCAATGGCTTTTATAGCGTTGGATTTTGCTTGGTTTACCGTCTGCTTTTTATTGTGCACTAAAGCTTGTAATGCCCCAAGAGCGTATGACGAACCAGTGCCAATTGCGTAAAGTCCTGTAAAGTCGGAATACCACGAATAATCCCCATCAATTAAGTACAGAGTTCCGTTGATTGCCAAAAGAATAGTTGACCCTTGCTCAGCCATATGTTCTTTATCATCACGATCAGGAACTGAGTATCCCTGAGAATCAAAACATTCTCTTAGTGCCGGAATGAATTTGCTAGTAATAAACTGATCTAGTTTTTTACCTTTAGTGTTGGGTGTTGGCGTAGGTGGTTGAAATACATGTTGAAGAATATTGATTGCTCTAAGGTCGCCAGCAGTTGCCAATAAGTATTTTCCATTGACAGCCACTTTTCCAGAACCTTCACGCAAAGTTCCTATTTGAGATATCAATCCATCAGAGTAAGAATCACTAATACGAGAGTCAGCACAAATTACTGAGAACCCATCTCCTTGAATAGCAATAATTGTTGTCATGTGTTTTAAGCACTGTACTCTTTGCCGTGGTACATTGCCCAACCATCGTAAATTGGAATTACTTCGTAAGCAAACTTATGTGCTCCAGTGTCTTCATAAGTAACTACACCAAGACCTTGCTGCCAGTTCTCATACCGAACCAACGGACGCCCATCTAAATCTACACCACCTTTAGTAGAAGGGATAGCACCATCAATGCGAGCGAGACAACCAGGCGACGCCGCCATGATTGTGCGAGGACCGTCAAAGTCTTCTCTAGTCTTATATGCAGTTTCAATCCTGTGAATGTGTCCATAAATTACCGATGTCTTTTCTTGGTTGAGATATACGTGAGCAGTTGAACCACTTGACTTAACTCTATCTCCATGAATAACACGAAGTTTTTCATTAATCCAAAAATCTGAAGCTGGATACCCTGGTCGGTACTCAACACCAAATTCATCCATTCGGCAAAGATATGGAACACTCAATACGGGCCAAGATTCTGGGATATTTCCTTTTCGCAACCCATAAGCAGCGCCAGCGTTAGTAAGTAAATATTTAGGCATTCTTTCTTCGTGGTTACCTGCTAACCAAACAATTTGCGCGTTTGGAGCAGCGTTTCGCATCTCTGCACAAAAAGCAGTTGCTCTGTCAATTGATGCCTGTGTTGTTTGTGCATACGCTGGGTATGTAAGATACTTTCCCATTTCTGGTAAATCTAAATTGTCACCAACACAAACAATTACTTCTGGCTTTACTGTTTTGATTATTGCCAATGAAACAGAGATTGCTTTTTCGTCATGGGTTGCTTCTAATTCTCCAGACCTACCACGATAGAAACCTATTTGTAAATCAGGAACAACAACACACGTTTTAAAACCAGTAACTGGTTTAGACGACGTTTTGTTTACAGGAATTTTAAAAGATGGACCTTGTTTAACCAACGGCCACTCTGGACCAACCTCCCATCTAGGAGACAGTTGAACAACAACTGTTTCTTGGGTTTGTGGTTCTCCTTCTTTGTCTTTAGAAAAACGTTGTGTAACAGTAACTTTCTTAAGGTCACCTATCTCCGATACATCAATGTCTTTTTCCAGTAACACGTCTGCCAAAGAACTAAGCAATTTATCTTTGCGTTGTTTCTTTTCTTGTTCAGACGTGATGTTATTTAATTTGCTTTGCAAATTACTCATTGTTTGTTCTCCAAGTTATTCGGAAAGCATAAACATTGATCATCTGTTCCCGCTTTAAAACAATGACGTTTATGGTTGATTGTGGTTCTTGATATTGAAAATCCTTCTGAAATTAAAGCCCTGTGTATTTCGCTTGATGAGGCCGGACTTTGTAACGCTGACAGAAAAGCCTGCGCTGTCTCTTTGTCCAATCTTTTGTAAATCTTCCCCAACGGACAAGGTGCCTCAACTGATTTTGACATCACCGCTAATTTTGAAAGAAGCGTTTCTTCTTGTGTACCTTTTGTCATTTTGGTTCCTTTTTAGCCAATTTGTTTTTTTTCTCCAACAACAGCTTGTCTATTAAGTCTACTAACTTTTGTTCTTCCATTTTTCCTGGATAAACTTTTCGTAAGAAATAAACTATTAGATCAATGTCTGAAACCCGCATACAGGCATACTATCAACTCCGCGACAGGTCGTCAATAGAGTGTTGTAATGTCTAATTTAGGCCTAGAAGTTCTTTTACTTTTGGACCAACGACGGAGTCGGCGTTAAGCTTGTTTGCAACCTTGAACGCTTTGACAGCTTCTTGAGTTTTTGGACCAAGATCGCCATCAATTGCCCCGTTGTAAAAACCTTTGTCTTTAAGGGCTTGTTGAAGTTCTTTGTTTGCGTCCTTAGAAACGTCAGCTACCGGAGCTGCTGCTGTGCTTGCAGCAGGTGCTGGTTGCCCAGCAGCATAAGCAACAACGGCTGGAGGTGGTGTATCACCACATACGTAGCGCAAATGCCAAGGTTCGCTGGGAACCACTTCCCACGAAAATCCAAAATCTTTAACATTGGCAATTAACCAATTAAGACGCTTTG